TGGAGCGCATCATCAACTAAATCATCGATCTGGTCGTCATCAACGTTAATTTCCAGTACAGGTGCTCCTAATCTTCTTAGGCAGTAATCAATTAATTGTTGTCTGGTTGCTGGTTTTGCCATTAGTAAGTACCCCCATCTATTGCATTTGACCAAGTAGGAATATTGCTATTATCCGTTGTCATTATATAGTTTGTATAATCTATTCCATTCTGTGGACTATTTGTAGAAACCATTAGTCCACTGGAATTGAAATATGGCATTCCGTTGGTATAATATGGTCCATAATATAATCCACCAGATACTGTGGCAATTCCAGATATAATCGCGTTTCTGGCAGTAAATTCATCAAACTTTAGGTCATCACTTACATATAAGTCGCCATCAACATATACATCACTTTTAAATGTTGTCAGACCTACAAATGTAGAAACCCCCGTTACATTTAAGTTATTGACGGTGGCAATACCAGTTACTCTACCATTTCTAGCGGTAAATTCGTCAAATATTAAATCATCACCAACTCTTAAGTCTCCATCAATAAAGACATCATTTTTAAAAGTACTTACGCCAACAAAAGTAGATATGCCACTTACATGAAGTTCTCTTATAGAACCAATGCCACCAATTACATTTTCTGCAGTTACGGCTCTACCACCAGCTGATCCGGAAATGCTAGAAATTACTTTTACGGCATTTTGTTGTCCAACTCTAACTTTGATATCGGACATTAGCGAGTAACTCCTTCTGTTACGATAACCATTCCTTCAATTACTCTATTCTTGACTCCAAATTCATCCGTAATTACAACATCATAAATGTATCTTCCTGCCTTTAAAGCAGTCGTTTGTGTAGCAGTTAGTCGCAGCAAAATTTGACCTATTGTTGGTGGGGACTCAATAGTTGCGGTAAAAGATGTTGAGCTGGTGCTTCCAGCCCATTTTCTCATCTGAGCTGCTACTGTGTAACCAGTCAAATCAAAGGAAGAATTTGTATCGGTTCCTTCTAAAGTAAATGATTGACTGAAATCGGCTCCAGAATTTACGACTAGATTATTTACATATACTGCAGCCATCTATTCTTTAAAGCTCTACTTTTTATTTATATTTCAAGTGCTCCCAAAGATTGAATGACTTCTTGTTGTTTCAAATATAATTTGCAATATAGTTTTGAAAAATTTTTAAGTTCATCAAAATTCATCTCATCAATGAGTCTTGAATGTTTTTCGTATTCAAATAATTTATTAATGGTATCAAGTGTAATATCATCTGGATCCATTGACAATCTCCTTTAATAAAGATTTAATTTCATTGATATCTTCTTTAATCTTGTCTAATTCGTTTTTTTGTGTCTCTCTATTGTTTAAACTATTTACATATTGGTTGTATGCATTACTGTCGCAATTTAAAATTGCTCCGGAATTTTCATCACGATATAAATTTGGATGTCCTTTTACTGGTATCATCATCGGATTGCAATACACCTCAAATCTTTAAAACGAGGAGGATAAGCCTGATTTGTAGAAGACATTACGATTTTGATTGTAAATCCACTAAATTGACCAAGATTATTGGCAGAAAACTCATATTCTAAAAATTGATTTTGATTACTTGCAGGAACAAAAATATCTGGTAATCCACTATTATTTGCAGGATCTATAATATCAAGATATCCATCGTTATTATTGTCTATTGTTAAATTATTATATCCTGGGAATAATTCAAATGATTGTTCAACTTCACTAGAATCTGCTCTTAATAAACTGTAAAGAACTCTAAAATCCGCAGAAAAATGTCTATATGCTGAAAGAATCACTTTAAGAGAAGTTGCTGGTTGAGCCAATCTCACAGTATTTGAAACATATATTGCAGCATGAGGATCTTCTAGAATAGAGTTAACTCTACCATCCTGCTGATAATTAGTTATTGGAGAATTGATTCTATTACTATGGAAATCAGTAAATGATGTATCTAAAAATATTTGTGGAGAAACATACTTATTACTGGTACGCAATGTAATTGCTGTTGTAAATGATTTATTTCTTGGTAGAGAAGTTAAAAATGTGTCTTCATTTACTTTTGATGCAACTATTCTAGACGAGGAGAGGGTATTTAGTGAGTTTAACTGAATGTCTTCATATCCTAAATCTTGGAATGAAACTTCATTTCCACTAATGCTGGTGCCACTGACCGATCTAATTTTTGCTGAAACGGAAGTTTCTGCTCCCGGAGTTCCAATATCATAGAATGGAATTATTGCATCGTATTGTATATTTTCTGATGCAAAAACTTTAGATCCTCCAGAAGTTATTTCTGAAGAAAATGATAGTTGTGGATATGCTGTAGGTGTGTTATCACTACTCCTATTGACTCCGTTGGAAGTTCTATCAATTTCAATATAATAATTATCAATATCCAATCCAGTATCACTAATATCATGGGTTGTATTAATTCTTCTCAGGGAAATTCCGTTGAATTCATATTTGTATACCAAAGTATTTGTAGAATGTGGAATAGCAAGGGTTGAAGATTGTCCTCTCGTTATAGTCTCCAAAGTGCCAGATCCAATACTTTCATATCTGATGATTTCATTTTCAATGAGTGCATATCCGGGATTTGTTCCATTTACACTCTTACCTTCAAACGTTGAGAAGTTTGCGGTACTAGCAACAGAAATTGATGTTGCAGATGCAGTTATAGATTGGGATAACGTTGTAAATTCTGCATTTGGAGATACTCCACTAATTGAAACTTTATTGTTTGGGGCATACATTCCATGATTAAAATGATTTAATCTAGCAAAGTTTCCACTGTAGATGGAACCTACTGGAGTAGAACTTCTAATAACTGTCGATGCTAAAGAAACTGAGTTATTAGATGTATCAAAGTAAACCAGATTTGCCGTTCCATCTGCAGTAAATGCCTCTCCTTGGACATTGTTGAGGAAAAGGGTATCAATACCATTGTTATTGCCCGTAATTGTAATTCTAGCGTCTCTACCACTATTGCTTGAAACCGATGAAGTTACGATTCCAACTACATCTCCAACTGCATATCCATTTCCAGCACTGACAATTGATGCTGCAGTAATTGCTCCGCCAGAAGCGGTTATATTTAATGTGAGACCAGATCCATTTCCAATAATATTGTATGTTGAAACGCTAGTGTCCGAAACGTAATTTGATCCTGCTGTGGTAACTCCTACAGAAGAAACTGAGCATCCAGTACCAACAATATAACCATAATTATATGTTTTAATGCTTTCACTAATTTTCCTTCCAGTCGTTAGAATTCCAACCATAGCGGAACTGGTGGTTGTCGTAATGCCAATGTTTACTTTTCTTGGAAATACTGTAAGTGGATTATTTTGTAGATTTGAGATATATCCATTACTTTCATTTAAAGTTGGATTATAGAAATATGCAGTGGATGGCGTATTGGTGACAAAATTTGCTCTATATAAAGTAAATTTCATGTCCTGATATTGGTCCGCAGTCCAAATAGATCCATTTTGGGATTTAAAAAGACTTCCCATAGCAAATTGTTGGGTATATATAACAGCTTCAGAATCTGGAAGATTTTTAGTTTGTATTGTTTTTTTACCCATTTCGGCAATAAAAACTTCATATTCTATACTTTCTGGAGCCAATAAGACAAGAGCATATTCTAAACCAGGGGCTAGGTAAATAGGATAATCAAATGTTGCTTTTGTTACTGCAGTTGCATCATCTGAAATTTGAATTTGATCAGGTCTAAGAGTAACGGGATTTCCAACTACAGTTGTTGTAGGCGTGCCCAATTCAACGGTTCTTATTTCAACTGTAACAGGGTTATTCCCACTATCTTTTTTATAGAAGAATAAATCTAATTCCGTTAAAAATCCACCATCTTGATCCACCGTAAAAGTTTGAGCAAGAGGATCTTTTCCTCCACCCCTATCTTGTTGGGGGAATTGTGTTTGCTCGAAGTTTGTTGTTACTCTTGTTATATTAGTTGTAGTTAGACGAGTAGTAGTTACTGTTGTTGTATTTGTAATCGTTGTCTCATACAATTCTAAAGTTCCGTCTGAAACATAATTGGTTTCGGCAGTAGAAACTGTAGTGCTTCCCGGCACAGCAACTTCATTTGTGGGACTAGAAGTAATTTTATATGTTTTTGTGCCAGTGTTAATTCTTACATCTGGAGCTGGAGTAGTATTAGGATCTCTAATGAAGAAAGAACCAATTAAATCTCCATAGTTGTCAGATATCAGTCTGAGATCTTTTACGTATGCTATCGCTCCGCTTGTCTGCCCAACAAGCTTAGCACCTTTTACAAGATATCCAGAATAAAGACCCTGTGCTTCTTCTGATATTGAATATGTATCAAGATTTAAAATTTTAGATGAAGCACTATAAGCATCTGGTATAGATTCAGATCTTGAATAAGGATTAACTGTAAATTTGGTTGTTGGTGAATTAAAAGGTCCAATTTTATGAGATGGCATTGCCACCCTAAAGGAAATTATTTTATTGTTTTGATTATCATATCCAATAACAGTTTCTCCAATTGTAAATGCAGATGAAGCGCCATAATTTTCTAAAGATTCACTATTTGCAATTTCAATAAGTTTAGGAATAAAATCTACTGATCCATTACCGTCTAAAAATTGGTAATATCTAGTATATGGTTTTAAACTAGTAATTGAAAATTCAGTATTTCTAGATCTCATATATTCTTCGGCACGAGATTCTACTAATCTTGTAGAACTAGTGCTTCTAACAGAAGAACTGGCAGTTTCAGTTACTGTTTGAGAAAATTCAGTTGAAAGTTCAGTTCTACTTGCATTAGCGCCATTGTCAACTCTAACTGTCCTGTCACCTAAAACGGTATTATCTCTTTCAACTAAAACAAAGTCAGTAACAGATATCGTTTTATTTGGTAGTTGTACAGTTCTTACCCAGTTATCCCTATCAGGAGATAGTTTAATTGATCCTTTATATGAAATTACATGAAATGGATTAATATTTTCAACTTGAGTCGCAAGAGGTTGATCAATCCATTTTTCTGATGTATATTTAAGAGTAACGGTGTCTCCCGTTTTTTGTACGTTTGAATCTATTAAGTTATAGTTGGTGGAAAGATCAATTTCTTCATCTGTAGTATTAAGTGCTGGGGCAAGATAATTTTTAAGGCTATTGCGAGAAATAATAGGTCTCATTTCTTGCAACTCTGGATCTATCTCAAGAAGTGATAAGTTTAAATTAACTCTTTCATAATTTTTAAAATCATCTACAAAAAATCCAGTTTTAAATCTGTTAAATCCTTGAGAATCTTGTACCTGTAATGTTTGAGTACTTAGCTCTAGAAGTGATAAGGAAGTTATTCTTTCAAGATTCTTAACCCTATTTTCAATGAGACCAATGTCTCTCATTGTATATCTTCTATTGTCTACTAATGACAATGTTGCACTTTTTGGAGTATAGAGATATGGTGGAAGATTAATTGTTGCAATCTCCATCACATCATCAATTTTAATAGGAGATTTTGGATTTGAAGAAGAATCTCCCTGAATATAGGTAAATTCTCCATTTTTGTTAAGATAAACTTTATCTACTCGTCCAATATAATAATTGTATCCAATAATAGTGCTTTCATTGGGGGTTAGATTTAACTTAATCGAGGAACTAAAGTTTCTGTTTGAAAAATCAAATGGAGAAGATGAAGATCCAGAAAAAACTGAAACTCTGGGTCTAAAGTCTAGAGTATCCGATGCCCTTAAATTTTTGTTTCCAAGCAGAGGAACATCGTTGGCAAATTGCTCTTTTTGATAGCTCAATACAGTAAACACATCTCCATTATCCGTGGAGGGCACACTAAAATAATCAAAAACAACTAAAATTCTCTTAGAAGGTTCTGTTTCTCCTTCATTTCTTACAATTCTGGAGTAGTCATAGTATTGATCCTTTTGACCTTTGTCTAACTTAAATCTATTTGTAATATCATTGTAACTCCCTATAGTAATAAAATCAATTTCTCCGGTAATATTTGACTCCTCAAATGTAACACTTTCGTTAGTTAAAAATCTATTTGAATTTAAATATACAACACCAACACTATTTGTAGATCTTGTAACTACTCTGGCTACACAACCGCTTTCAGATCCTAGAATATTTTCCCCAATAATAGCGTTTCCCCCAATATTTAAAACACTACTAAAAGATATAGAATCAAGAGAAGGATTGGATGTGTTTAAAGATTCATAAACTGCTATAATGTTTGCAACATCTGGATAGTTAAGTGAGATTTCTTGATCTTGCACCCTCAATCCATAATATGGATTATATTCAAGACCATCATTGATAGAAGTGCTAATTCCACTACCAGATTGTGGGTATTTTGAATAAATTACGTTAATTGTTTGACTTCTATTATATTGCTTTTCTTTGCTTTGAACCCCATTTTTAATAAATGTTGCGTTAATTGATGAAGTGGTTTTACCAGACGTAAGATTTGATAAAGTAACTTGATTATTGGATAATGAAAACTGATCTGATGTTAGCGATTGAGTTGTGCCATCAGTGTAATGCACAGAATAACGCTCTTCATCAAACGCTTGGAATAAAGCGGTTGTTAAACCTGATGGTAGAGAAAAATCAGATACTGATAAAACAATTGGACTACTTGATGACTTAGCACTCGTTGATTGAGCACTAAAAGTTAAAATAGAATCATTCAAATCTATTGATGATAGATTTGAATTTGGAACTTCTGCATATAAGAATCCTTTTTCAAGATTATTGATTGAAGGAGTCCCAACACTGAAAGATATATTTGTAGAAACACCAATCGATCCATCACAAACACCACTGACACTTGCAACACTTGCAACCGTCATCGAAGATCCAGTTAAACTAACACTAGTTACTCTATTAAAATTTTCTAAAGATCCTGTTGGTGTTTGATATCTGATAATACTTCCGGGTTTGATTGAATTAAAGAATTTACCTGGGGAAGTTATAACTCCACCAGCAGTTATATTAACCGTATCGGCAGCATTAAAACCAATTGGTAATTGCTTTCCTAAAACAGAATCTCCCATAAAGGCAGTAGTAAATCCAGATACTGCCGTGGATTGATACACTTGCTTGATATCTTGACTGTCATATACGGTGATATTCGCAATTGATCTGGGATACAATTCTAACCCGTTAATAATAATCTGCTCACCCTTTACAAAACTTCCAGAAGTTTGGCGTAAATTGACAGTAGTTGTGCCATCTCCAGCAGAGACTGCATATCCACTTGCACCACTACTCTTTCCTTTAATAAAAGATGTTGCTGGCAACTGAGATATAGATAATGCTTGATTTAGAATTAATGTTGTATAAGTTTGAATATCATAAAGATATAAATCCCAGTTTGTAGAAGCAGAAGAATATGCAGAATCCGTCAGTCTAAAATTATAAACCTTGGCATCTCCAATTTTTGTTGTAGAACTTGGATTTCCCGATGAGCTTCTTCTGACAGAATGTAATTCTAATGATTGATTTTGTTTCGGTGATCCTGTTATATTATTAATTCTCAACAAGTTTCCCATTTCAAATGGAATACTTACATTTTCAACACTTTGAGTTTCTCTAGGTTTTGGTACATCTAAAATGGTAGTAGAAACCTTTTCAATGTCATATCCTCTGACGTATGCTTTGCCGGGAGACAATTTAACACACATTAAATCATCTGATGGTGTATTTCCATTTTCTGTTTTTTGATTTTCAAAAAATAAACCATTATTTCCAAGTCTGTTATTTAAAGAATCATGTAAGGAAATTTTAAAAGGAGTTACTGAATAGTTTCCCGATTCGTCAAAAGTTCTTTGTGCCAAATAATCTTTAATCAAAGAGTATTGCGTATTTGTATTTAATTTTTTGACTTGCCCTGCGTCTAATCTAAGAAGTTCAATAAAATCTACGTCAGTATCAACACTATCAATTGTTTTTTTGGTTAAAGATAGACCTATTTTAAATCTATCCGCTCCAGGAGCAGCATAGTTTGTAAATCCTTTTGCATTATCATAAAGAGAGTCATCTTCTTTTGCTGTTATGATTTCTTCAGATACTTTAAGACCAACTCGATATGATGGTGTGTTTGTATAGTAATCTAAAATAATCGTTTGCTTAGAAATATTTACAAAAGTTCCTCTTACAAAATAAATTCCAGTGTCAATAGAAACTGCAGACCCAACGGCGGTAGCATCGGAAGAAATTAAAGATGCAAATGGGTTTCCAGCTACAATGGTTGTATTTCCATATACTACATTTTCACTTGCAAACAGTGATTCTCCATTTTGAAATGGTGTAATATCAAAATTATTACCAGAATCAAGATATTTTACGTATAATGTAACATACTGTAAATTATTAATTGAGTCTGGTATTTCAATTTTTTGAATTGTTCCAGTTACACCAGAAATTTGCCCAGTAACTTTCTTGCCTAAAAATTTATTGATGTATAGTGAAATATTGACACCAAAGTTTGATGGGTTTAATTTAACAGCATTGAACTGTGAATCATATGTTAAGTTTCCAGGAATTACTACAGATCCTTCTTTAAAAATATGACTACCAAACGATTCAATCTGATTTTGTAGAATAGATTGAATATTATTTAATTCTCTTGCTTGGACGGGTCTTCCTGGATTAAAAAGAACTTTGTAAAAGTTCTTTTCGGCGTCAAAATCGTCAAAGTATGGGCTTACATTTAAATTTGTTTTTTGTGCCATTGGTTAGAATTCCAGGATAATTTTAATGTCTTCTTTTTGTCTAACATTACGAGTTACAAGAGGTCTATTGTCAATATAAATTATGTCTCCTGTTTTTTTATTTATTTCTGGATTTGCAAGACCATTTGTAAATGTTACTCCAAGATTTATGATTGAATTGTTTACTGTGGTTGTAATTCCAGAGAAGGAAGAAACTTGTCCAGAAAATCCACTTGTCTCACCAACCACATTTCCACCGGTATAACTAAAATTAATATTTGCATTTGCCGATGTAGAAACTCCCACATAATCGGTTTGATCGTGTGTAGAACCATAGTATAAAGACCTGTCTCTAAAATATTTTAGAACCTTAGTGTCTGAATCATATGATGCAACATATCCTACGGCAATTCCGGTAGAAACTGTTTGATTAATTTTTTCACCAACTTCAGGTAAAAATGAATTGACAGAATCAAATTTAATTGCATATAATCCAGAAAACTCACCACTACTAAAAGTTTCTGTGGATATAAATTTTGTTGGATTTTTTAAAATTCCAATCTGACAAAATTTTGTATTTGTTGGGAAGTCTCTAGTAGAATCATCAAATCTTGCGTATATCATTACCCTATCAGCACCCAATTCTTTATATAAATCAAATCCATGCCCTCTAGATGGCGGTATAATGGGGATTAATTTTGCTGGGTTACTGATAGTGCCTCCTGGTTGTAGAGGACCCAGATCGACGATTCCATATGTGTATCCTGTGCCTCCAGATGTTACTGTCGTATCTATGATTTCTCCATTAGCATTTGTCTCCACAAATACTCTTCCACCAGTTCCATTTCCCAGAATATCAACTTCTCCAGATGTGTAATTTGAACCAGTATTATCAATATAAACAGTCTTAATCTGATTATTGTTTATTGATGAATCGCCATTTTCTCTCACCGCAACAATTTGAGAATCTGTAGACGTTTCCCAATTATTTGGCAAAGTTACATATTCTGTAGAATCGAATTTTACAATATCTGCTGGAGAAACTGTAAATAAGTATTTCCAAACATACCCATCTTCTCCAGTTCCTGCTATTGTTGGCTCTAAATCTGTAGTTGTTGGCTCATATTGTGATTGATTACCAGTCGTATTAATTCCACTTGACCCATTTTCTATACAAATATAAACATTGTAATCACTATTCAACACATAATATTCTGAGTCATAAAGTCTAGCTCTTCTTGACACCGGAGAAAGATTGTCTACGCTATAATCATGCCTATACATGTCATATTTTTTACCTCTCTCCCAGTCAACTCTTTTAACTACTCTTCTTATATTTGAAGAAGTAACTTTTTTCCCAAAAAGAAGAGTATCTTCATATTGAGTCAAATAGTCTAAATTATCTGTAGGATTTGGAATTACACCATTTGTTATTCCTGGTCCATCCCAATTCACATTTCTACCAAATCCAGTATAAATGTTTGGGTTAGTAAGACCAACCCAAACATAATAAGAATTAGAAGAATCATCAATCGATTCTATAAAATTACTAGCATTTAAAATTCTGAATTGATCTGTTACAAGTGCAGACATCTATATAATTCTTTTTTTTATATTTATATTGAGTTAGAGATCCTTTTTCAAAGATCCATTGCTTCTTAACCCATATCCTCTTCTCTGAATGATTGGATATGTGGAGAGCCCAGCATTGTATCCAAGAGTGGTTATTCCAACACTTGAAGTATATCCACTAACTCCTATCGAAATTGGAGAAGTTGATCTAGAAAATCCAGATAGTCTTCCCCAGGTTAATCTTCCAACAGGATAGTCTAAGGTGCCGGTGGTTGCTATTCCGACCACAGATGTATTCGATGCAATGTTGCAAGTTATAATTCCTATTGCAGAGTTAATTGCATGAATTTTATAAACGTTATTTAAGAATGATGTGCTTATAGCAACAATGTCCGTATCATTTGTATTAATTGATGTAACTCCTTGCCCAACAAAAGTTTCGGAAATGTAAATGGGATATCCGGATTGTAAATCTGGGAAAGAGAATGGGTCTCTATCTAAAGTAAACTCAAGTGCCAGTGAGGTTCCAACTCCATTTGTTGTTGCAATTCCAATAATGGACACAGAATATCCTTCTACATCAGAAATGTCAGTAATTATTTCATATTCTTCTGCAGAATCATTTGAAAAAATAATTGCATCAAAGTTAATTGGTGATGCATTTTCATAATTAAATAAACTGCTATCATCAACAAATACTTCACTTGCTGCAGCATTTAAATTTCCTATAATATTTGCCGTTGGATAAATTTGAGATTCTAAGGAATCTCTTGACTTAGAAATTTTTTCGCCATTAAGTATTAAATCGGTTTTTTGTTTAGTCCAATATAGGGGTTTATTGTTAACTTCATCGATTCCTTGATTGACATAAAGATTTGTTTCAACCTTATCAGATCCAGAAATATCGTAAATTACTCTTTTTTCCTGCGTGGTTGTATTTTCAATATTTGAATTATTGCTAAAAATTTGCACCGTATCTCCAACCTTAATCGTTTCTACTGTATTAACTTGAAGAGTATCCTCACCTCTAGTTCCACGGTAGAAGAATATTGCTATGTTATCTTCTGGTTCTGGGGCTACTGAGAATGTAAATGAAGTTCCTCCACTAAACTGATATGAAACTCCTGGTTCTTGCAAGACACCATTTATAAAAATAAGTAAAACAGAGTCCAAATCAATTAACTGAGAATCTGGGTCATTTTCATCAATTTCAAAACTAAGTAATTCAGAATTATAGAAAAGTGGGAATCTTGTTCTAATTCCATCTTGGTATACACTAACAGAATCTATGTAATCCAATTCCCCAAACTGCCAAGAAGAGAATGAGTCTGTAAAAACATCCAAAACAGTTAATTCAAATTCACTGATTGGAGAAGGAAGACCCTTAGCAGTTACTAATCCTACAGGTTTAAATACATCTCCAATTCTAAAGGAGTATCCATTTCTAGTGACTTTAAAAGTTTTGACTTCAAATAAGGTAGATCCAATTCCGGTAGTAGAGCTAGATCCAACCTCGATATTTAAAAGTAACCCAATTCCAGTGTCTGTTGTAGCACCCACTCCAAGTCTAGAAACTCCAGTTACGGGTAAATTTTCATAGGATGGAGAAGAAACATTTATTGTTGGATTGGTGTATCCTGTGCCAGCACTAACAACATTAAATGATAAAGTTCCTCCGGCGCCAACGTTTGCGGTTATAACGGCTCCTGTGCCTATATGACCACTTTCAGTGACCGCTACAGAAACAGGATATCGATATCCAGATCCAATAATATCCATAGTTCCAATTCCAATTGCAACTATAGTTCCTCCAGCACCAACAACTGCAGTAACGGAAGCTCCTACAAGAGGTGCTATTCCCAATCCTCCAGTAGATCCAAGAGATACAATTACACCTCCACGAGGAAGTTGATTTTGATTGATGTCATATTCTGATGTAAATATGCTGTTATTAGAGGATGTTATTCCCGTAAAGGTAATACTAGTAATTCCCAAATTCTCTGTTATAATATAATTATTTGAAGAATTATTGAGTGTTGTGGGGGATTGGAAAATATTGTTAATGAAAACAATTCCATTTCCACCAGAAGTGCCCAATCCAACTGTGTTTATTCCTTGAGAAGTTAGTATAAAAGTCTGACCAATTCCAGTAAACTGACTTGAAATATCATCATAAATTTGATTGGTGCTATAATCTTCTCTTAAAAATACTCTTCCACTAAAAGATGCTCTTTCTCTAGGCAAGTTAGATTCGCTAGGACCGAGCAAATCAAGAGAGTTTCCTCTGGGAGCCTCCGTAAAGAAAATTTTATTCTCCGAAATATTGTAAGATCCTCTATAAATTCTGGCAATAGAAGTATCTGTGTGTAAACCTGCTGTAGATCCAACAAATCCACGGGTAACTTCTACAAGAGAAATTCCCCCACTAAATGTGATAGGACCAGTATTTGTTGTGCCCAATCCAACATTTTCTATTCTCATGTATTCTTCATCAATTTTTAATATATCGGTTGGGGTAATAGAACTAATTCCACTCAAAGCAAAAATTGTAGATGCCGTTCCGATTTGCCCGCCATTCCCGGACAACGTATGAGTTATAGAAGAATATGCTAAGGGACTTTGTACAACATCATTGATTGAAATTATTGATTTTTCATTCTTTTTATACATTTCTAGTTGGTGAGCATTTCCTAAACCAACAGATGTAAATGTCACTCCAATTCCTTGAGTTGCATACTCTTTTCTTGTAGAAATTCTAAATGAATCATTACTATCTTTTATCGCATATACAACAGTGGGTAATATTGTTGTAACGACACCGACATAATTCGTTGTTGCCCCAATTCCCATTGCGGAAGTCCCAATTCCAATAAAAGTGGATTTTGGAGTATAAATCAATTGTTCGCCGGTGTTAAAAAAGTGATTTGGAATTGTAAATATGCCTGTTGCCAAATTTAAAACATCAGTATCTGATGGATTAAATGTTTTCATAAAGATTGGCGTGCCCTCATATTCTGCTTCAAAGTCATATTTGTTTATATTTGGTGAATTTGCTCCGTAATATTTTACAGATGTGACAGTTTGCTCAACTGGACTATAAGTGAGAGCGGGTGGAATATTAACGGTGTCTAAATCCGTATAGAAATTTTCGCTAAACGAAAGTATTTCTAAGTTACCAGAAATTGAGGGATCTGCATAGAATTTAACTATAAAGTTATTTCCAGAAATTTCTGCTCCAAATGTTCCTATTCCGGAAGTACTTCCGATTGATAAGAATGGATATTGGACTGAGTATGCATCACTTCCATCATTGATTGCCATTATTTGGTGTAGTGAACTTGTTTGACCAAATCCAACTTTAATTGTGGATTTTGATGATGTAAACAAAGATCTATCTAAGACCAAAATACTGGTAGATCCTGAGGAAATGTTATTGAATTGTGATTGGAAAATTACCGTTCTTTCCGCTCCATCAGATTGCCCAGCAAGTTTAAATCTATAAGTTCCTACACCAACAGCAGTGGTACCAAACCCAACATTTTTTGTTCTAACTGTTATATTTTCTGCTGAAGTATTTGTATAGTTTAATGATAAAATTCCACCACTAATAGATGCTCCAAACGATCCAATAAATCCTGAGCTAGTTTCGGTTAAGTTATCATCAAAATAATATTCACTAATATAAGTATTGCTTCCGTCATGAGTTAAATATACTTCAACATAATTCATGTCAGATCTATCACTATTTAAAACATGAATATTGGAATAAATTGCAGAATATTTGGAAGAGTCTAAACTAAAAATAGACGTTGTTATTCCGCTGGAGACAATTTTATTTGCTGCTATTAAATCTACAAATCCAACAGACTGAGTAGTTCCGATGCCAGCTTTAGAAATAAAAGTATCTTGTAAGATTTTAATATCAAAATCTGAATTAATAGTATCCTCTGGATTAAATTTTAAGTAGAAATTTGATGTGATATCTGCATATCCTTCAATATCGACGATTACATCTTCATCATTAAGAGTATTTAACTCCGCTTTTTGTAGTGTAAAAATATTTTGGTCATCATTAATTGTTATGATTTCATTAAATTGCACTTCATTGGTAAAAATGTTACGAGTTTGAACTAAAAATCTATTGTAATTATTTCCAGAATTAATTTGAAATATATTAGAAACCTCAGATGGTTCGTCATTTTCGCTTGAGAATTGAGAACTTATGTCGTCAATTTTCAAAACTCTGTTTGTTTTACATAGAATATAGTCGGTAAGAGAAATATTATTAAATTTGATAAATTTTGATTTACTATCCAGTGTGTCCACATCAATAACTAAATCTAAGTTATTAATGGTGTCTACCCTATTATCACTTTCAAAGATATTCAATAATGTCAATGGAGATTCGGTAGTTCCTATTCCAGATTGAACACTTTGTAGAATTTGAGTATCAGCAAAATTTTTCATTCCGCTGATATGTAATAGATTATTGACCGGAGTTACAATATCTTCCCAGGTTTTACTACTCTTTACGGAATAAGATAGATTTTGATAGTAATCGTTGTCTGGTGTTACTTGATAATTCTCACTGAGTTTTCCTGTTTCAGACTTCCATCCAAACTTTTGTAAGTTAAAATAATCAACATCATAATATCCATCAACAACTTTAACAGAGTCAATAGTTGCTTCGTTAGAAGATTCCAATCCTCTAATTTTTTCTCCAGAAGAAAGATTGTAATTGCCAGATACTCTTACAAAATTTTCATCACAACTAACTACAATTAAATCTCTGATTGCAAATCCATTTCCACTATCCGATGATAATCCTTCTCCAATTTGGAAGGGTGAGAATCTTTGTATAACTTCGAATTCTGGATAACTATTAAAATTAATGATTGTTGCATAAGATTCTTGAATTGTTTTAGCAATTCCGGGATTTGTAGTTAATCCGGAGAGGCTAAATGTTAACTTAGCAGGATTAATATTTTGGAAGTTAGTAATTGTAAAGAATTGATATCCATAATCAGATGAATTAAATCCATCTCCATCAGATCCACTTTTTTGAATCCCCTCAACGAAAATTTTGTCTCCCGAAGAAAATGGAGCAGAGGTAAATCCAGCTAATGGTGTTGTTAAGATGCAAGTAACTATGCCAGAGGATGATTGAATCGTATCAATTGAAATGCCATTAGAGTTGTTTATCGCTCTAATTGTAACTGGTTTAATCGGAAGACCTTTTGGATCATTTTCAACCGTTACGGATGCAATCGAAGACCCAGACAGATTTGCTCTAAGTAAACCAGAATCAATTAAATCTCCATTATCTGTATTAACACAAATTAAATCTGGAGCCGAGGTGTAATTTTGTCCTCCATTTAATACGTTTACGCTTTCAATTGTATTAGAAGCCGATATATAAGCAAACTTTGGTATAGAAGCGGATGGTCTAAGAGTTTTATCTGATGCATATTCAAATCCCTCATTAATAATTCTACTTTGTTTAATTTTTCCAATTGTTGTTGAGACGGGAACGATAAAGGCACCTGTTCCATTATCAGATTCAACTTCATTGAATATTGGAAGAGATGTGTATGAATATCCTCCCGACAAAAGATTCACTCGGTGGATACCTCCAACTTCTGTTAAAGAAGATGTTGAATATTCAAGAATCTCACAATCCTCTCTGCTATAATAAGTATTCTCTGGAATTTGTTTTAGAGATACTGTAAAAGTTGTGCTTCCAACACTGATAATATTGTAACTTCCATCATACAAACTACCTTCAAATACTATTTCGGAATAATTTGTAACATCTGTATCGGCAGTGCTAATGTAACCAGATTTTTCCAGATTATAATAGAGTTTTTCTGGAACACCATCAGAATAATTTAAAGTTAGTGTGGATGTTGAAGACAATCCAATAGTTCCAACCCCAATTACGGAGAGAGAACTGGTGTTTGCTATAGAAACAAATTCCTTTTCAAAGTCTTGGTCATAATAAATTTTAAAATCATATCCCAGTAGTGAAGAGTCTGAAAGATTAAAAACTAAGTTATTGTTTTTAATAACTTTGATTTGGGGGTTGACAAGACTAATCTTTTGATTTCCGGCACCAGTTCCACCAATTGAAACTGTGGTTGGTGGAGAATTAAAAGAATCTGATAATGTGTCACATAACTTTATGTTATTTTCATCGACTCTATATGCAAAATAATTTCCGGTGGTTAATCCCGTTGGTAATGTTCCCAAAGATTCATATAAAATTTTATCTCCAGTGCTTAAGTTATGAGAATTTATTGAAATAGAATTTGTTAAAGTATTGATTCCAGTTGAATTAAAAATTAGTGGATTTATTACTATTTTTTGAGTTAATGGATCTAATCTAACGTGTATTGAAGTAGAAGTGCCAATACCAACCGATATATCAGGTTTAACTTCCAGAGACACTTCGTCTCCAATTTGCAATTGGTGAGATGTTGATACTGAAACAACTGAAGTTATTCTGTCAATTTTTGCTCTAACTTGTGGTAAATTTGATTCTACGGAATAATGATAATCATTTGTGCCAGGGGAGAGGAAAAATAATCCACCCGTAGTCGTAAGTCCAACAGATGTTACAATTCCAATGTAATCTTTTGATTTGTTAATGGCATAAAAAATCTCAGAAGTTCCACTCAATATATTAAATGAAGTCCCCCCGGACGTATTTGAAACTGCCAGAGCACTGCCACCAGAAGGTTTTCTTAAAATAATTTGTTGATTAGTCTTAAATGGATGATTGGGTAAAAATATACTTTGCGTAGGAATAAAAGCACTATATGTGGTGATTCCAATTCTATAATTTACATTTTTTCCAGATCCTGGAGTAGTTCCAACACCGACAGACTCCGTTGGATTAAAGTATATTTTTGAATTATTTTGAGAGTCAAAATAATTTGTTTGTCTATTTACTGTAAACGAGTCGGGAAGAAAATATACCGGTGTTGTTTGGGTGTGAGCAACACCAGCACTAGATCTGTCTACTCTTACAATACCAAAATTTGAATAGACGTTTAGGATGGAAAAAATTTCATTCTCTATTTGAATACTGCTTCCGATTGAAATGTTTTCGGGAATAGACGTTAAATAGATATCGGTAACAATTCCGGTTGCAGCAAAGTTTGGTATATCCTTGTCAACAATTGACGTATATGTGGTTAGACCTATTTGGTAAGAACCATTTAAATTGGAAACCTGAGTAGATAATCCAGATATATTAATATTATCTTGATTTTTAAAAATGTGATATGGAGAAATATAAACTTTTACCTGACTTCCCCCTTGCCATTCGATAAGAGAATCATTGTAGGAGTCAATTGTGGTATTAATATTAACAATATCTCTTCCAGTTATTCTGGATACCTCTGCACTAATGCCACCACCACCACTCTTGGTATCATCAAAAATTATTGAATCTCCCACGGCATAGTCTGATCCAGATTTGATAACTTCGAGTCCAGATACACTTCCCGAAGACACAGATTCTACTAAAGTCTTTTGTTCTATTATCTCATTTGATTCTGTAATAAAATCATTGTCTGCATATTGGTCATTTACTTTGTAAGGTAGAGTATTTCTTAATAGTTTGGAATTATTGAAGTCAAATGATTGGTCTAAATTAATATTTTCTTCTAGATATGCAGATCTATATTCATTTCCAATAAAGTAAGGAAATTTACTTACAATTTCTCCATCAATGTTACTTTCTGTAGTAGCAAAATAAGCATAGACACCTTCGGGGAAATCTTTAGTTTTTCCAAATCTACCATTGTATTGGTCTAAATCTCCGCTTCCAGTGTATTTGTAATCCTCAACAAAATAACCATATGGAAAATCGGCGGTTGACGGTCTATTTTCTACATCTATTAAAGAATATCCTGGTTGTAGTTGTTTTATAGTAGAGTTAATATTATTTGGATCAGTATATCCGAAAGATCCATAGATTGGATTTCCATCATATGCCCAACCAATAATGTCAGAATGTTGTCCAGATAGGTCTCCACTATCATTAAGATTTGTTTTTATATTTTGTGAATATCCGAGAACTGCATATTGCAACCCATCACCATCTTCAACCAATACTTCGCTCGATGGATTTCTATAAAATTCATTTTGAATTCCATACTTATAGGAATTATTGAGAGTAAGTGATCTAACATTTACTCTTAACACCTCATTTTTTCCTGCAGGAACAACTTTAATTGTGGTGTTTGTTGCTGTATATCCTGTGCCGGGATTTACAACAATTACATCTGTTATTCTATTATCAGAAATTACCGGTCTAACGATAGCACCTACTCCACTACCATTGATAACTAAGTCTGGAGTAGAATAATATTCTAATCCTCCATACAATACTTGTACATCAGTTATTCTTCCATTTGTAATTGTAGGTCTGAGTTGGGCATTTTTTCCATTCTTAATAATAACTTGAGGTCTTTTATGAACGTTTAATGTTGTTGTTCCATAATCGCTGCCTTTATCGTAAACATAAACTTCAGAAATTTTTCCTCTAATAACCGGAATGGCATTGATAACTCCTCTAACTTGAGTACTTCCTAATCCAACAGAAGAGTATTCAACAGATAGTGAAATATTTGGATACTTAAATATCTGATAACCACTTCCAGTTGAAGCAAACTTTACATATTTTTTTCTTTGATAGTTTGAAATATCTGTGCCACCTATTCCTGCATTACAAAGTCTAAATGTATCTGAGTCAACTTTTAAAACAATATAATTATTGGATGTTGATAGCCCAGAAATAGAAGACGTTTCGTAATCATAAGAAACAATTTCACCATCACCAAATCCGTGATTTTTAAAAGTAACTGTATTATTATACGTGGATATTCCTGTTTGCGATACTCTCAGAGTTCTATTTGCATATCCCGATCCCTTGTTAATTACGGAAATTCCAGTAAGTCTATTTTTTGGTTCGGTTTTAAACTTTTGAATTCCTGAATTCCCTATTGTGGTAAATCCTACTGTGTTAACACCTACGCTGTAATCTGAGAATGACTGATATATTTCAATAGTTTTATCGTTTACAACTTTAGTGTAATATGTTGCTCCAGTTATTAAAGTTTTTGATTGGTCTAAATTGGATCCATTAAAGGTACCAACTCCAATTGCAGAATTAAAGTTTCTATCATATACAATAGGTTGACCATTGGATAAATTGTGTGTCGATGCAAAAGAAATTCTATCATTAGTAACATCCAGTCCTCCACCGATAGATGTAGACCTTGCATCAAATTCTAATTCTCTTACGTATTTTTCAACGATTGGCTGGAAACTTGCCCCAGATCCATTTCCACCCGTAAGGGCAATTGAAACAATAACATCGATATCAAAATCTTGGGGATCTACAAATATTTTTTCAACAGATCCAATTACTACTGGTTGAATTAATCCGGATCCATAAGACAATTCTAAGAGAGGGGGATTAATTACATCAAATTCACTGCCACCATTTAAAACATCTACATTTTCAATTGGACCATAATAAATTTTATCATTTGTTTTAAAATTGTATATCTCAACTCCATTTTTTAAAATTCCAGTAGCTCCAGGAAGTGTGCTGTGAGATTCATTACTTCCTAATTCTGGATTTAGTTTAAACTTTTTGAGTATTTTTTGACCAGAAATTTTATTTGATTTCTGAGAATAGAGAGTGAATTTATGAGTTCCGGTTGGAGTTGATGATTGACCAGCGCCAAAGTAAACAAAATCGTCGCTTCCAACTACAGGACCACTTAAATATAATTTAACCTGTCTTTTATTACTCAATACCTCAACAAAATAACTACCCTCTTCCAATCCATCAATGGGGGCATCTGCAGAGTAAAAAACCCTGTCTCCAGTTATAAAAGAAATTTCTGTATCAAAATCAATTATTGAATATGCTTCTGTATTTGTATCATATCCAGTCAACTCGAAAACATTATATCCAAAAACATCAACTTCTATCTGATATGATGGCAAAGAATTAGACGCAACGTATAAATTATCTGGTCTTTCAACATAAACATTTTGTACATCAGACACTATTTTATTATTTCCAAAATCAATTGGAACTATTGAAGATGATGCTTTATTAAGAATTCTTCTAACATCATATTCATCTAAAGAATTTAATGAAGAAGTGCTTACATTAATCGTAACAGTATTTTCAGAAATTGAATTGATATTTACGTTATCAAATCCGGTAACAACAATTTCCGTGTTTCTTCTTAAAATTTCAACAGTATCACCTACTTTTAAACTGGATACATCAATATTAGATTTTGTTGTTATGGTATTTCCTATGAAGGAATCAATCTGATATCTGGAACTTGTATTATAAATCCAAGAATTTGCAAATATTTCTTTTGTTGTATCACCTCGTTCTATTACCTCTCCAAGATTTTTTGGGAAGATAATATCATTATCCAATAATTGATAATCTTCACTTTCAATATTGAGATTGGACAATACTCCAGTAATTCTAAATTCTACTTTTTTAGAGGTATCACCATCTTCATATCCAAAGTAAGTTTCATTTGAAATTAAAAATGATGTTTTTGGTATAGTTACAGAATCTTCGGATTTAACATAACAACCCAAAAATTGATTGACACTTTTATCAGAATAAAAAATTTCATTAGACCCGAAAAAAATACTTCCCGAATCTTTAAATCCAATTGTAGAATCAACACTGATAACTGCTTCTCCAGATTCTAATGGAGAAACCGTTACTTCCTCAACGACTTTTGTATTTGGTGTAATTACAAACGTTCCTGTAACATTAGGATATGTGTCATCATATCCAACAAAAAAGTTAAGTTTATAGTATGTTATTCCATTTCGAGTAATAGTTTCTACTTCAGATACTGCAGCACTAGTTCCTGTTTCATCTGTTGACTTATAAATTGTCTGCCCAACCAACTTAGTCGGATTTCCTGAAATATTGCTTATGATTGCAACATCTCTTCTAATATATCCAGCATCAGAAGGTTTGATTAAAAACTGCTCTAAATCAATTACACTTGGAGTTTCTCCATACAAAACATTAAATAAAATTCTAAAGGATTCTGCAGTTCCCTTAGATTCATATAAAGTTCTCGCTTCTTTTATAAAATTTCCAACATTTAAGTTTTCTGTAAAACTAAGACCTTCTAATCCAGGAGTTAAACTAAACTTTATTTTTTTATAAAATTCTTGTAAAAATAAAGAACTTAAATTTTCTACAGAAGTCCCAGAAGTGTGAGAACTTGCAGAGGATTCACTAAAAACCAATTCCCCATATTTTAAATCTTTATGGTAGTTTGTAACTCCACTAAATCCTCTTACACAACCAGTAAAAGTATTTTCAGATAAATCCGTGTATGTAATGATTTCATCATTAATTTTTAACAATCCATACTTTTGAGGAAACCCTTTAGTATTTGATACAGTAATACTTGTTGATGATGCGCTTATATCTCCTACAAGAGTCGTGTATCCTGAAACTACCTCTGGAATGAGATTATCGATATTAATATACTGGTCTAGATTCTCAGCAATATCTACTGGACCACCTTGATACTCTTGAGAAATATAATACTGCTTTAAAAACTCTGCAGCCTTTGGACTTTCGTCTAAGATAAATTCTGGAAGTTGACTGTCGATTATTTGCTGTATTTTTACCCTAGATTCAAAACCCGTCTGTATCATATTATGACCTCATTAATTTCCCGTTTGAATAGCTTGAACGATAAGAATTTTTTGTAAAAACAACACCGGATATATCTTCTCCAGATGCAATTGTATCTTTTACCATATTTATTTCACTTTCCGAAAAATCAAATGATATATAAAGGTCTTTAAGACCAATTACATCATTTGATTCGGGATATGCTTGAATTCGTATTAAATCATTTGATAAATCAGTATTTGTAATTGTAACTGTATTGAGAGTTATTTCTCCGTTTTTGTAATTTACAACACCGGCAGATTGAACTACAATAAATGGGGATAAAGACGTTGTAGTGGCAACTCCTACAGTAGAGGACTCAATCGGTTTTACTATCGAAATTACTCCTGTAATTCCATCCGAATTTGGGGTATCTGTCAAATATACTGTGTCCGGTTCGTCTTTGATATTGAATCCTGTTGATTTGATATTGTATCCAATTTTATTGACCGTTTCGTTAACATGAAATTGATTACCAAAACATATTTCATATTGTGCTGGACGGTCTATGAGTGCTTTTAAATCCCTTCTAATTCTTACTCTAGTGATGTTTGAAGTAATTGCAGTATCTGTGTTATCAATTACCTGAAGTAACTTACTATATTTAAATCTACCCCCAAACTTATTCAAATCAACAGATTGAGAATATTTGTTAAGAGAATTGGTTACTCTTGTTTTTAAATCAGAAACACTTCCAATCTGATTATAATTGTAATAAACATAAGATTCAACTTCAACATACAGTATCTTAAGATCTATAATTTTGGGGCGTATACCAGAAACACTATATTGTGTTAGCTTGGAGAGAATTTGCTCTTTATCGAAATCTGAAACAAAAGTACCATTTTTTGGTTTAATACTAATCGAAACTGAACCATACTCTGGAGGGTCTAATTCTTCTCCTCCAATGACAGAAACTGATTCTGCATTTCTATAAATTTTAGATTTAATAATCGATTCATAATCACTTGCAGTGACTGCTCTGTATTGCGATGAATACAATCGTGGAGCAAAGTAGCGAATTGAATCAATGGTTTCGATATCAGATCCATTCTGAGCACTTTGATTTGTAGTAACCGTAATTGTGTTTGTTACAATTACGTTTTGGTCATCGGCATCTTTAAAAGATCCTGCAAATGCAAATGTGTCAGCACCATTTCCATCTTTACCGCTGGTTACAATATAATTTGCAGTAATAACTGAAGCGTTTTCAAGTTTTTTACCAAAAATACCATCTCCAAACAGAAGTTGATATTTTTCATCTTGGACTTCTTGAATTAGAAAGATTTCTGAGTTTGAGTTTACATCAAAAATATTATCAACCAAAGAATATAAAGATCCAAGACCACTATCACTTACACCTTTTACATAAACTCTGATTGTCGATGTATCAATATAAGAATTATCTAATACAAATTTTTGGTCTAATGATGCGTTTACAGTAAATTTCTTTGTTAAGAATGTTCCTTCTCGAATTGTGATGTTGTCAAAAGATGCTACACCATTCACCACGGGCACTGTAACGCTTTCTGGAATCGAAAATACATATGAAGACCCTCTCACAAGACCCGTGCATACAAGACCTGCTTGAAGGGTGATTGATGGGGTATAGACAGGAGTTCCATCCTGCAACAGTTGGTCTGGTTCTACGGTAATACTAAATGAAACGATTGCACTCGCAGCATTTCTTGAATAAGGAACGTATCCAATATTCCTAGACAAAGAAACGACATTTTCTCTTACAGTTGCAGAATCCAAAAAGGATTCGTTGACAATCATGTTAGAGTTAAATGCCGTAATGTAGGTATTATACGCTAACGTATCAATTAAAACAGAAAAATTAGATCCTTCAAAATCAAAGTCCGTAAATGTAGAGTTAGCACGGAGATAATCTTTGATTGAAGTTTTTATCTGATCGAAATCTAGATTTGTAAATTGAGTAAAAGGCATTTTATCTTGTTGCCTCTAATATGAATGAAAACTGTTGTGTTGGTACTTCTTGCCCAATAATATCAAAAATTACAGTCACTTCAAATTCATTTGTATCTGGACTTGGATTGACTTCAATATCCACATTATCAACTCTAGGCTCATAATTGGAAATTGTATTGATAATTTGCTCTCTAATTACAGATGCTGTTGCAAAATCAACAAAATCAAACAAGCTAGAACGAACATCAGATCCCAAATTTGGATTAAAAAATCTTTCGTTTGGAATTGTTTCTACAAGGTTGCGAATAGAGCGAGTAATCGCATTTTGATTTTTCAAAATTGGCAGGTCTTTTGTCACTGGATGTGGATCAAAAGACAGACTAATATCCTTAAATGATCTAGATATTCGTGTGACTGCCATTGGATATGAAATTTCTTGGATTATTTATGTTTATTTCCAGGAAGAACCATATCCAGGTTCAGTGCCATATTCCCAATCATCATAATCTTCATCATTGCGAATTTTTTCATGCAATTCTTGTTGTTTTTTTAAGTCATGCTTGGGTGCTAAATCGTGCATAACCTCTTGAATGACTCTTTTTGGTGATACGGTATCATAATCTGTAATCAGGCGGGTAGTGCCCCACATTTCTCTCATATAATTTGAATCACGATCGACTGGTAAATTTGACATTTTAGCTCCTGTTTTAAAAATAAAACAGAACTTTTATAAAGGAGGTTGCTATCTCCTTATTTCTATTTAACGATCGACTTCACGTAGAAAATAATTGTCAGAATTGAGGTATTTTAACATTTCTAGAGCGATTAATTTAGGATTTCCTTCCCCACAAGTATAAACATCTACCGCAATACAACCTTCCTCTGGCCAAGTATGGCAGGAAACATGACTTTCCGCAAGGGCAATGACCACTGTGCATCCCTGTGGAATGAAACAATGTGAAAAAATATTTAAAATCGTCATATTGGCACGTTTTATACCTTTCACCATTGCTTCTTGGAGAGAAGTTACATCATTAATGATATCAAATTTTACATCATACACCTCTAAAAGTAGGTGTCTGCCCATCGAAAACTGTTTCAATTCATTTTGCGGTAAAAATTTATTTATTTTATATAAAAACCTTTACGATGATAGTCATTGTCTTCAATGAATTTCATATTTTTGATTTTTTTATCATCCCAAACGGGAATCGCAACAGAATTTCCATAACGAAAATCAGGATTTCTACGAAAATGAACTTCTATTAGATTTTCCCCGATAAATTCACAATTAATCCATTCGTAATTGCCTACTAAATTGTTTAAAATATCCGGAAAAGAAATATCTTTATCTATTTTTTGCCACTTTTTCCACTTATAAAGAGGTTCATGATCATCCCGAGTTCCAATTACGACTAATTCTGCTTTTTTATGATAAAAATCAACACTAATGTGCTCGCCTTCAAAAATTTCACACCAAAATTCTGCAGGATGAATATTATCGGTGTGTTTTTCAATCCATTCTTTACGAGCAAAACGCCCCATTCCAAGTAAATTAAAAGAAGGTCGAACAATATAAAAGTCGGGTTTGGGAACTGTAGTCCCAACAGGACCACATGTATACCCCAACATCCGACTTAAAAATAATTTATTGTATACCCAAAGATCTGATGAATTTATAGTATTCCATTCATCATTTCCATCTAAATGATACATCTTGGTTGATTATCCTTTCCCTTGCCCTCTGTATTTTTTACGAGCTTTATTGCGAGAAGACGCTGCATACTTGGTATTAGACCCACATCCTTGCCGAGTATTCTTTGGATGAGACTCGATGATTTTATTGCCGCTGAGTGATTTTTTAATTGCCATTAATCTAATTCTCCAATAATTTCTGTTTCAATATCTTCAGGGCGTGGAGAACCTGTCTGATAATATTCAATCGACAGATCCTCCATTACATTGAAATATTCTTCTTCAGTGAGTGAGGAATAAATCTTTCTTCCCTTGCAGATGATGTTATACGTTTCCTCTGCCATTTTCTCAGATGATTCTTGTTTTTTCATGCCCAACACGAATGCGTGGATCGCACCAGATTTCAAATCCTGCCTCCTTTGCATCCAGACAGAAAGATACGTCCTCACCGCACATATCCTGCACTTCTCCTGATTCGAAAACCTGCATCTTTGGTGCGAACCAAGGATACTTCATTTCAGAGTGCTCAAAGACACCGTGCTTAATCAGCAACCAACCAAAACCTGCATAATCCACAGTGAATGGTTTACGACGCTTTGAGATGCTTTCAACGGTTTCATGATTCATCACACCACCATTGTTTCTAAAGTCATCTTCTTCCATCCAATGAGCAACCGAAGTTGTGTGACCATCTTCTGTTGCATACCAACCAGAAGCAATATCTTTGTCCATTA